CCGTTATTGAATCTTGTTCGCAGTACATGGTGAAGCATATTTTTCTGCCAACCTGACGCACTGGAGTGCTCCTTGCCCACGTCGTCTAAAACCAGGATGCGCACGTTGTATGAGTCGTCTGTGGCCTCGCCGAGGATGCCGTTGTATAGCAGCTCGTCGTTGCTGTCGTGGTCCTCCATAATGGCCCCCTTTAGGTCTAAAAGGCCGTTATAGGTGATGAAGTAGCAAGGGCGGGGTACAGCCCTGCCAAGCTCCATGCCGACCACAGCGGGGTCTATGTTTCGGATGATGTCTTGTATCACAGCATTAGCTACAGTGGTCTTACCGCGCCCTGGGAGGCCGTAGAACATCATTCCAAGGCCGCAGGTCTCCCGACCCTCAGCACGGATAATTTTGCCGTTATAGAGCGATTTTAGCCACTTTGAGATTACGTCTGTGGAGTCTCCAGCAATGTCCTTGCAGTCCTCCAAAGTCCAGCCAATCTTGGCTGGCGGTACGTTTGCGGTCTTGACCCAGGTACGACGGCGGGCTGGTAGCTCGGCTGGCTTAAACATCGTCGTCCTCGTCTAGTAGGGATAGCTTCTTTGAAGTAGTTTCTTGGTCCCGAATGATGGCGGTCTCAATCTCTTCGACTGACACTACACGTTCTTTGGCAGATTGCAATAGCAACGGAGCTTTGTACATAAACGCCCGCCACAAGTGGTTGCCATCTGTGTACTTTTCAGCCTGAAGTGACGAGAAAAACATGTTAACGATTTCAATCTCCAGAGCGCCGTTGGTGTCGTGCTGTTTGCGGAACCCTGCTAGGGCCTGGACAAATCTAGACTGCGTCACGCTAAACGGGGCGATGCTCCAGATGTCTGCCATACGGTCGGCAAACTCGTAGGCAATGTCCTTGCATGTCCAGTTAATCGGGTCAAGCTTTGAGCGGTGCAAATCCTTGCGCTGCTGGGCTTTCTTCTCACGAGCCTCGACGTACTCGGCTTTCTTGTGGACCATGTGCTTTTCGCGCTCGCGGACTAGGTCATCGTCACTAGACGACTTGCTTTCAAAAAAGTCCCAACCCATCTCAATCTCTTTCCCCTCGACCCCGTCGAGGAATTTATTTGTAGCTATATTGGTAGTTCTAGCTGTATAGCTATTAGAAATACTGCTTACTAGCTGAACTGCTATATAGCTATTACCAGACTCTACCACTGTGGTCGAGTCAGACACTACCACTTTTAGGGTGGTACCGCCGCCGATTAGCTTGGTCATTTTTACCAAATTTGCGTCTCGTAGCTCCTTGAGAATGGCATAGCTTTTTCTACGGCTAATGCCACGTCCCAGTAGGGCACGGTGATTTATCCTGATATTAGGATGGGTAGCAAAGAACTCCAGCGAGTCCAAAGCCTCGCTGCTGATTTTAGTTGCCATTACTTATCTAAGAGTTTCTTGAACTCTTCAGCAAAGGAGCGGGCAAAGATACGAGCAGCCTCTTCAATAGCAAGCGTCATAAGCTCGCCTAAATCGTACTCGTCTTCTTCCTCTTCATCTTCCTCGAGGTCATCTTCCTCTGACTCTTTATCTAGAACGTCAGTAAAGAAGGTCTCTAACTCACCAAGACTTACACGGACAGGCTGATGCATTGTCGGAGTAGATAGCTGGGCCGTAACGGGCTCTTTGCTTACTTCTTCCTCAACCGCAGGCACGTTAGCCACCACTGGGACGGCAATCTTTTCTGAGTTTAGGGGAATCATAATCAAGCCATCCGTTAAATCGAAAGATGGTATCTTGTTTGCTTGCGCAATAGACGCTGCAAGCTGGCATTCAGGGTCTTCATCATCCCAAAGGATAAAGAACTTAATCTCGTTCTTCTGCTCCTTGAGCATCGACGCATAGCCATTGTGGTCGTAGACCCCGGTCTGAAGACCCTTGTCAGTAGCATACTGCTCGGCCCAAATCTGGCCTTCTGACTGTTTTTTATCAAACACGGTTACAACCGCAGCCTCATCTACTGAGTCTACAAAGTCTCCGATTAGGGCCTCTACGTTGGCCCGGGTTGTTTTTGCGTTACCTATAACCGCTATGGTTACTCGTCTCATGGTTTACCTCCTGTTGACGGAGACTCCAGATTAGACCCTACTTAGAAGTTTGTCAACTCTAAGAAACGCCAGCAAACAAAGCCCACTGAGCGCCATACGGAACGTAGTCAGGTAGAACAGTTGAAAGACGAGTAGTGACGTTCAAACGGTTTCTGTAGTACAGGCTTCTTCCGTTGACTGCACTTCCGTCTTCCCATAGCAAGTCACCTGTTTCGTAGTAGCCAGTAGAACCATCAAAGTAAGTTTGTACATAAGAGGCTGCCTCAAACATAACTGCGTCGAGATAATTAAGTCTGGTGTTAGCAGTGGCGTAGGTAAACACAAGCTTAGCCGACACAGCGGTAGCCGGAGCTGTGCTTGCAATCGACACCCTAGTCCAGGACGAGCTAAGCGTTGTAGTAGTTCCGGTAGATGTGGAGATAAGAGTACCACTGCTGTTGTAATACAAAACTGCTGGGGTAACCGAATCTGTGTTAGCGCTTTTTGCGTAACCGCTTAGTGTGTAGGGGTAGCCTGCGGTTACAGAAATTAAAGATTCGCTTTGAGAAACAACGGCACTGGCTCCAGTTGCGGTCACCTTTAAAGACGAGCTGCTACCAGTAATAGCGCCAGAAGCATCGGTAGTCAAAGTAGCTCCGGTGGCTGCCCAGTTAGTAGTAACCGATTCAAAGCTAGGGTTCTTGGCGAGGTTAATTCGATTTGCGCCCAGCTTAATATCAATTCGTCTGGCGTCTACATAGTCTGTAGCAGAAGAGCCTGCCTCAAATTGAGCGGCGTCAAAGTAATGGATTTCTCCCGCACCACCGCTAGCAATTGAGACGGTGGGCACGGCAAACTGTGCCTGTCCTGACACAATAACAGCGGTAGCGCCAGATACTGCAGTGCTGCTCAGGGCGGTAAACGTTCCTGCAACGGTAAAGCTAGACCCGCTGGCCGTAGCAATAGTAACGTTAGTTAAATTTAATGCAGCTGGAGTAGAAGTTAGGCCAGTAATGGTAACTTTTTGCCCGGCTATAAAGTTGTTAGTACCAGTGAACGTCGCAATGCTTGTAGTAGCTGCTACGTTAGTTATAGATGCAGAACCACCTGGTGCCGTTGCAGTTACCACAGTTGCTCTGCTCCAGGCAGACGTAGAGTTGGTAGATGTGGCAGCCGTACCTGCGCTAATGTAAGTGCCAAAACGGTCGTACCACTTAATGTTGACGGATACAGAGCGTGCAGTAGTTTTAGCTCGGCTGTAGATGGTAAAAGCGTAGGGGTTTCCAGCAGTTATTGGAATACCTAAAGTAGTTGGAGTTGTTTCTCCGCAAGAAAACGACGCCGTGGCAGCTGCCGTGATTACTGCTTTTAGTACGCCCGCTGTACCGTTAGGGTAATTAGCTGGCGAAGTAGATTCTAGGTAAGGCACTACAACTGGCGATTCGCTAGCGCCTGTAATACTGGATAGGGTAACGTTAGTAACGCCGTTCCAGCCACCTACTGACTTCTCAAAAGAAGAGTTGTTGATATTCAACATTAAGTTTTTAACTGCGCCTAGTGTGGCGTTATAGCCAGAAAAAGCAGCTACAAAAGTCTTTAATCCTGCGGCCGAGCCTTTAGTGTTGTAGATGTCTATGGCGCTTTGAAGTAGCCTGCGGCCTTGCTGAAGTCCCATTTCTTGCTCGTAAGTAAACCCGAACTGGTTCATCATAATTGGAATTAAACGGCCGTTTAGATTTGCTATGTCGTAGCGTGCTTTTACGTTCTCTGCGTCTGTTTTAAACTTGTCATACTCAAAAGCAAACAAACGTATGAAGTTGTAGAGGTCTGTGTTAACTTCGCCCGTATCACTAGATAGTCCATTAATGCTTAAAGCCCTGTACATAAGAGGCAAATACGAGTACATTAGTTCTGCAGTGCCGTAGTTTTTAACGGCAGTTCCCATAGTAAGCGCCGCTGTAAACCACTTACCGTCGCTAGTGCGCCTAACGAATATAGAATAGTAGTAGGTTTTCCCCTCTACCATTCTGCGGTCTAAAATAGCACCTGTGACCGGGTCAACTCGGCGGTCTAGGTAGCTTTTAGCTGTTGTACTGTCTAATAGAAGGTCGCCATCATCAGGGGTAACTGGAAACCCAAGGTTGTTTCTAACTAAAAGCAGTTTATTCCAAGCACCCGAAGGCAGTTCCCAGGTTAACTGTATAGAGGCGTAATCTATAGAATTGGCAATAAATGGTTGTGCGTTAAACTCTACAAGCGCGTCGCGCCCATAGGTAAATAGGTTATAGAAATTATTGCCGTACAGCGACATTTAAGGTCCTTTAGCCGAATACGTAGTTAAGCACGTATAGGTTATTGATATCCGAAGTTAATTTGGTGTCTACGATTCCGCCTGCGGCGCTTACTGATGCTAGAACAGTTCCAGCCGAGTTCTGCCATTCTTGCAGGTTTACAGACTGGCTAGCTGCGCCCTTGACGATAAGGCCTTTGGTGCTTGAGGTAGCTGACGTAATTGTTTCGCCACCAGCACGTTTCATGTATTGGGTGTGAGCATCGCCAATAACACCCGCTTCAATATTGTTTAGTCGGGCTGCAAGTGAGGCGTATGTAGTAGCAGTGTTTTGCCAAGCTCCAGCGCCGCCTCCTCCAGATGTTCCGATACTTGCGATGTTAGGGTCTACACCTACGTAAGTTTGGACGGCTATCATCTCTAGTTGCAAAGCATTGACGTGGGAAGCGTCAACAATGTCTGTATTATTTACTTTAGTAGTAAAAGATATTACTGAGCCGGGGTATGTTGCCATTTTATTTCTCCTTACGCAATTCCGCCAGTAGCGGATACGGTGATTGTTCCTGCTGTAGGAATTTCGTTAACAGCACAGGTGATGGTTTCTGAAACAATTGCTAGCACAGTTGCGGTAGCAGCAGTAGGTACGGTAGAGGCCAGGTTTCCACCGGCGTTAGCATACGAAATAGTGGTGCTACCAACAGCAGTAACTATTGCGGACGTAGTGTTTACGTTATTAGTGGAATTATCGGTATCAGTAACCCTAACTCTTTGACCTACAGTGATATTGTGGGCAGCGCTTGTAGTAATAGTTGCAACGCTTGAGGTTCTCGTATAGCTAGCCACAGTGAACTTGTTGTCTGCTCTGCGTAGCATCTCAATAGTTGCGTAGTCAACACCAACTACGTTTGAGATGGCGTTAAGAATAAACTGCGCAGCAATACGGTCAGCAAAGAACGAGTTGTCCAGTGAGACCAACTCTCGGACAGCGGATAGAACTTGCGAACTAATTGAACTTTGGCGGTATTGAGGCAATACATACAAGGTAAGCTCAATGTCTACTGGTACATACGTAGGCGGAAGAATAGTCAACGATACGTTAGGGGCCGCTTTATCCATAAAGTATTGACTAACCGCTGCTGCTGCATTATTAAAAGCGGTAGTAGCCGTAGTTCCTGTCACTCCTGCATCACCAGACGGGGCAATGTATAGCAATATGCTGTTGAACGTGTTGGCATCAGCAATCGCCTTAGCTACTCCCGTTACTTGCAAGGCAAGATAACCGTAGTCCTTTAGAGATACGGCGCGGTTCAACGGCCTAAGAGCAATAGGAGCATTAAGCCTAATAGAGTCAGTAGATTCTTCATCTGCTCCACCAGATGCAGCGGCACCGTTAGTAGCGGTAATTCCAGCATCTACAGCGGTTAAAAAGTTAGTTAGAGAGCCCGATGGTACGTTACCTAAGAGCCCTTCACCTACTCTGTAGTTTGCAGTAATTGCGCCTCCTGTAGGCGGAACTCGACCACCGATACCGTCACCAAACAGCACGTAGGTGTTTCCTTGTGCGTCATTTACGGTTGAGAACACCGGGTCATTAATTGACTTATTAATTAAGGAGGTTGTGTAGAAATATTCTATTGCGTTGATGTATATCTTGACGCTGCCAGATATTACATTTGAATTGAAGAGCTTGAACACCTGACCAGGCGCACCAGTAGATGTACCTAATAGCTCACCTGCTACAGTGTATCCCTGAGTAGCCACAACTGATGCAGTTCCGTTGACAGTACCAACTTTAGCTGGAACTGTGACTTCCGCGTCTGTCTCAAAGATAACCTGAGTAGACACCCCATTGACTACAGCGCTATTAGCAATTTGAGTTCCAGCAGGTATGACGCTAGCTGAACCAGTTGAGTTACTAAAACCAATAGTCGCAGTCGCAGCCACAAGTCCAGTAGGAATGTAGCCTAGAGTATTTGCAATCTGCAGGACGCTATCACGCTGGCTAGCGGTAGCTAAGAACCCCTCATTAGTAGCGCGGTCAATGTAGAAGTTGAGTAGGTCACCCATGTAAGCAAACATGTCTACCATGGTCATGCCAAAGTCAGCCGGGTCACGGCTAGTCCAGTTGGGGTTGTAGTAACTGATTAGGCTAACAAGGTCTTCTCTAATAGACACATAGTCTCTCGAAGTGTAGTCAATCTGAGGTACGTAGTTGACTTCATTAGCCATTAGTTATCTCCAAAATTAGGTCGCCAGAGCGGTTAAACACGGCAGTGTTAACGGTAACTGTATCCGTCTCACCAGATGGTAGCGAGTACAGGATAGTTACCTCAAGGGCCCCAGTGTCGTAGTTATACTCTGGGGTTATATTCTTCAATTTTAATGAAGATAGCCACTGATTAAAGGCGATAGTGATTGTTTTAACCGATATTTCAGCAGCCTGTTCAGCGTTTTCAAACAAGGTAGAGCCTAGGTCACTGCCAAAGCTTGGAATCATTAGCTTTTCGTGGAAGCGGGTAAGCAGTACCAAAAGAACGCGGTCACGCCACATCTTTTTAGCATCAGTGGTCGTGTTAACTTGCCCAAAGGCGTTAAAACTAAAGGGTATGGTTATTACAGGCATTAGAATGTTCCAATCCATAGTGGGAAATTAGGGTCTCCGCCTTCAAAGGCCGCCCAGACGCCCTCAGTAGGTAGTGGGGCCACCTTACCTACGGCAGCAACCGTAAGGATAGCGCTAGCAGCAGTGGGATGGGTAGGTGATGTACCAACTGCGTAGGACGGCATACTTATAGTAGTGTTGCTTACGTGCCACACAAGCTCAAAGTAGTCATCTCCAGCAAACTCGAGTATGTAGTTCCACGCAGCAATACAGTGTCCCGGAATAACACCGTGTTTAGAGGGGACACTCACAAATCCAGCAGAGCCGGGGACATCTACGCCATTTTTCCGAAGCCAAATAGTGACGTCTTCATCGCCTGAGTGAGTGTTTGCAAATTGAAACGAGAACTGAATGTTGTAAACGCCAGCAGCGCTAAAGTGAATTTCGCTGTTGTTTTGTAGCGTTATTCCCTCAGCACCGTCGTTAGTGCCGTAAGTTACTGGATAGGCAACCGTGGCACTAGCAGCGGTCTGCGAGTAGTCTGCTTGCCACTCTCCGTACACAGGCTTAAACTGCGAAGTGCTGCCGATAACAGGCCAAGCCCAGTCGGTTACGTTCTCACCTGACACCTGCGGAACCATCATTTTAATTCGCCCTAGATTCTTAGGGTCATTGTTGTCAACGACCACTCCACGATAGAGCCCGTAATAGTTATTTTCTATCAAAGTTACTCGCCACCTTATTTCTGGCTGCTGCTGAGCGGCTTATAGCTGGGGCTTGAGAGTTTAGGTTACCAGTATCAGCAGACCAAGTAGCTGTAGATAACTGTTTGTCTTTAGGCTTAGCGCGGTTAGTTCTGTTAACTAACTGGCCAGACTTAACTGGGGATATGTTGAGTCTAGGGTTTTTAAACACAGTCTTTGGGGCTACTCTAGTGTTTCTGACGTTGGGCTTTATGTGCCTGATTCCCCTAACCGGCGGTTTTGTTGGGTAGGCTGAGTTAGCCACTTCTCCAAGGGAGTCGCTTCCCACCATAAGGTGCGTCGTAAATTTTTGCATGTTAATAGATTCTTCTACTATGTCGTGCTCTACGCTCAAGACGGTCCAGTACCCTGAGTACTCAGCGCCAACACGGCCAAGATAGATAGGCATACCAGGCCGCAACGCGGACTTTCCGTAGACCTCTAGAGTTGCGTTATATGAGAACGAGCTTTTGTCATCTGCGCTACGCGCTTCTGAAATAGCGGTGGCATACGAATTAGCCACCACTGTCGTGGAGTGCTTGTCAAACAGTTCAGGATGTGAGGTTACTCTTGTAGTAGGTGTTCGTTTCTGTTTAGTGTATTTAAAGTATTGGCCCGTTTCGGGGTTAACTCCAGCAACTGATACAGCAGACTTATCTGCGCCATGATGAGCTAGCGTCTCACCTATAGATGGCCTAAAGCTATAAATAGGGTTTAACGGTTTAAAGCCGCCATCAGATTTTTCAAACGCAAGTGCCTCGTAGACTAAGTCAGTAAAGTCTTGAAGCAAAGGCTGGAAGTAAAGAGCGGTGTTTTCTGCTCTTAGGAAGTAACCAGATTGTTTAGCGAGCTTAACCATAAACTCCCAATCAGTCATGCCTGCCTGAGATATCTGCGGGTAGATACGAGGGTGCGGTGTTGTCTTGTATGAAAAGTTATATCGCTTAGCAATCTCAGTGACAATCTGGTCAGCAGATACGTTGCGGTAAATTTTTTGGCTAGCTTGGCGCATTACATACGAAGCTCCAATAAAACCTATTTCGGTAATGTTGTGTTGAGCATCCTGCTTGTTCTTAACATCGTGGATGTATCCGCTAAACTCTTTGCCATCAATAGTTAGTTGCATCAAGGTACCGGGCCTAAGAGAGGTAGGGCTGATGTGCCAATCACGGAATTTAATTCTTGCGTAGTCATGCTCATAGTTCTGCTGCCTATAGGTAGCACTATAGACCTTTAAAGGTGTGTACTTACTATTAGGGAACGAGACAGACACAAAATTAAACACTAGGAATCCTTAACACAGTTCCGGCCGAAATATTTTGGTGGTCTGACACCTCTGGATTATACTCAGCAATTAGCCACCAACGCTCAGGGTCACTATAGAAGTTCATAGCAACTCGGTCTAAGCGGTCCCCGTCTTTCCAAGTGTAGGTGCTGTACTCAATACGTCCGATGTCTGTAAATTCATAAAACACAATAGGAGTAGCATCAGTGCTTGGTGTAAAAGCCACAAAATCAACCACTGAATTTTCATAGCGAGAACCTAGATAAATTGTCATTATGGATTAGCCTTTCTTGCAGCAGCGGCTTGTTCTTGTCGGTCGATAACGCTTGCATTTGCGGTTTTCAAATCTGTTAGTCCAGCAGTAGCTAGGAGCTGCAAACTGATAGTGACGTCAGTGCGAATAGGCACCATGTCTGGAGTAAAGTATTTGTGCGTAATGCTCAAGTTGTTAACGTACCCCGCGTAAGATAACGGCCCAATATCCACGTTTAGTAGGGTGGGCGTAAGGAAGCCGATGTCTGCCGTAGCAATGCCTCGACCGTTAATCCACTGGTTACTTAAAGACCCGCCCGGGCCAACACCGTTAATGGCCTTATAGAGAAACTCTAAATCAGCAATTGTTCCACGGGTAAACAAATCAATTAACTTCTCATCCATTGCGGTAGAAGATGTTTGAGCGGAGTTTCCCTGCTGATAGTACTGTTTAAGGCCTTGAACTTGGGCGGCAGTTATGTTAGACGTCACTGGAATAGTTAAATTAGAAACCCTAATACCGTCGTTTTGTTTTTTTGAAAATAGCCCTATAGCGGATGCAAAATCGTTAGTGCGGTCAAGAGTAATGTTGAATGTAATCCCTTGAGTAGCTGGGAAGAATCCTGCACCACCTAGGAACCGGTCCTGGGCAGTAGGCGTGACGTCCATTTGGACAGCTACGGTTGTATTAAACGCCTCTGGGTTCCAAATAAATTGAAAACCATACCTACGTTCCTCTTTGTTACTCGGCCTAGTCGTAGTATCAGAGCCTGTTTGCTGAAACAACAAACTTTCGTCGCTCATTTTCCACCAGATACGGCCACGGCGGTATAGGTCAGACTGCGAAGACGGCTCTAACTTATTTACTTTTTCCGAGGTTTCCTTGCTGTAAGTCCTAAATAGCGGCATGCTCCAACGATGCGGCGGCAAGTTCCAGTTCCATTCAGCTGGGTTTGAGTATTCAGGTTCTTTATTGGTTATGCTAAGGGGCTTATCAGTAACTTTTCTCTTAT